ATAGATCAGTATCTTTTCATTTTTGTGGATTTTGATAATATCCCAGAGTTTATCTTCCTTTTCATTCTCGTTGTTGAATTGAAGAACTTTCAGTGATATTTCCGACCTCATTAGAAGATTGTCTTTTATTATATTGGATTTATCAATATTAAACTCCCTACATATGTCTACAACTTCCTTTGGATTTAAGGTTGCTGTCAATGCAAGGATTCTAGGTTGTTTATCTCTACCTTCATTATATATACAATCCAAGAAATCCGGTATACGCTTATAGAAAGGCCTGAAGCTGGTACCCCATTGGCTAACACAATGCACCTCATCAATCACAAGCATTGTTATTTCATTTTTACGTTCTCTAATGCAATATTCAAACAGTCCATCTGTTGCAATCTTTTCTGGACTTACGAAAATGAATTTAGGGTTAATAACTTTATTTGCAAAATCTTTTAAAACATTTGCTTGTTTTGCTGAATCCATGCCACCATGAATTGTAAGCACTTCAATACCTTGTTCCGCTATCTTTTCAGATTGCTCATCAATAAGTGCAATTAATGGAGAGATAACAATTGTTATACCACCGGAGAGTATACCAGCTATCCAATATATTAAAGACTTTCCTCCGCCTGTTGGCATTATACAAAGTGTATTATCTTTTTCAACAACATTTGATATAACACGTTTTTGGAAATCTTTTAAAGAAAATTTGCTTGCTAATTTAGGAAAATTGCTGCTAAAAGCTTCATCTATATTAAGCATATCCAAGACCCCCATCCCTTATCTGTTGTTTTAAGAAAGATATTTCTTCTTCATGCTGTTTTGCTACAAAAGAAAGAAAAGCATCTACAATTATGTAGCGGTTTTCCGGATCGAGATAAACATTATTTTCATCCGCTTTTTGTTTTAACATTTGATAAATCTGATGAGCATAAAATGTAAACAATTCATATGGATAAAAGTAATTTTGCTGTGTAATGCTTTTATCCACATCAATCATTAGAAATTCTGAGTCTTGCTTGCAATCAAAAGTTTTCTTGTCTGTTAAATACCATAGGGCCCATATAGCCTCTCTGCTCCTATTTGGAAAAACAGCTGGATAAACTTTATAAAGCATATGGCTTTTTATGCCACCACCTATAACCCCGTAAACAGTATAATCTTCTGTATCCAAATCGCTCACTCGTAAATCTTCATAGCAATTAATTTTGTCATAGGTATTCTCGTCATAAAAGTTATTGTAATAATCCTCAGAAAAGTAGCACAGATTGCTTACAACTGTAAGCAGTTCGTTTGCATCGGAAATATTAAAATCCCTCTTATATTTCTCTAACTCTTTAGCCGAACTAAAAAGGGTATGATGTATTATAGGACATTCCTTTTTAAGGACTGTGGATTTGAAATACTGTGGATCATCCTCATACTCTTCAAGTGCTTCCTTGTCAAAGATTGCAATATATTTTTCTCTGTCCTTTTGAAAGTCATCTGAAGCTTCTACTATGATATTCTTAAACTTTTTCGCAATATCAGAATTCTTTTTTGATTTAACCCTTTCTATCCCTAACTTTTCAGCAAGTTTTTGTATATCTTGCTCTGATACTCCATAGCCAGCTTCGAGCGTTATAAAGTCATTAAAGTATTCATTAAATTTAAGTTTAATAACCTCAAGTACTTTCTCTATGTGTTTATGTTCATAACAAACCGCTTCCACTGACCTCTCTTCTTGATGCCTATACATACATTTTCTCCCCCTTCATAATAGTATACCAAGAACTATATCATACCAAAGTGTTGAAATGCCTTCTTTATATCCTCTTGTTTTTCTTTAGGACATGGATGTTCTCGTTTGTTCAAATCTTTTCTATTGGTTGCAGTCATTGGTGACAGACCGTTAATTTCTTTGGCATGTGCAATCCAGCATGTTTTCGGTTTATACCCAAAATTCAACTGTACATATTCTTGTATCTCTTTATAAGTAGCCATATTTACTCCCCCTTTAATTTAATGTAGTTTCCTGGCAGCGCTTCAAACATATCCGGATAATGTCCACATCGAGCCCTAATCTGAGTATACTGTGCTTTCTTCCCGTTTTTCTGCAAATACAACCTACGTTTATATATTTCATCTGCTAGCTCAGATGCGTGCATAGTTTTGTTTTCAACCTCTGATAACACTATCTTCATAGCTTCTTGAAGTGTATAGTTAGCATGTTTGTCCGGTATATTTTCAACATCTATACCCTCAGCATCGTACTTCAGCACAATATAAACAGGCTTATTGTCTTTAAGAAGAACAACTTTACCGTTCTTTTCTACTACAGAAAAAACATGTTCCAGATCAGTTCGTAATGTATCAAAAGGTATTAAGCTATCTATTTTTACGTCCATACTTTCCACCTCGACCGACTAGATTCGTTACCATGATTATACATCTAATCAGCTTTTTTGTCTATATATTTGTTCATACATTTGTATAAATAATAAGACCGCCAAATGGGGTATAATCCCTTGATTGGCGGTCAACTCATTATTTTATATCTCTATGTCGAGTTCAACACCTGACTTAAATTCAACAGTCAATTTTTTGTCAAATACTGTTATCTTTTCCACGAGTCTCCTTACTAACTGCTCATCATATTTCTCCAGTTTATAGGACTGTTCATTCAAGAACTCAGCCATTTCTGCGATGCGCTCCCGCTTTCCTTCACGCTCGGCATTCTCGGTCAGAATATTCTGTTTGAATTCTCGCAGACGATAAATCTCATCCGCCACTTTTTGATAGTCTGCTTTTGCATTGACCAGTTGAAGAAGCTCTTGCTGCAGCTCATTTAGCCTGCTTTCTATCTCTTGAATAGTCTGATCGTTATCCTCGTTTAAAACTGCTGCTATGTTCTCCTGCAGAACAGTGAGGAAGGTATTTTTACTTCCTAAAACTTCATTGATAGCCTTCACTACGGCCTCTTGCAATGTAGTTTCATTAATAGTCCGTGATGAACAATCAGAGCCTTTTTCCTCAAGGCGGCTGACACATCTCCAAACGATGGATTTACACCCTCTGTTGTTCCAATGTACCCGACGGTAAATATCTCCGCATTCTCCGCAATACACAATACTGGACAATGCGTATTTGCTGCTATAGACTCGTCTTTTGCCGCTTTTTCCAACCTGCAAATTAGCCCTGCGCACCATTTCCTCTTGCACCTGCATGAAAATTTCACGCGGGATAATCGGTTCATGGCTGTTTTCAACGTAATACTGAGGAACAATACCGTTATTTACAACTCGCTTCTTTGAGAGAAAGTCTATGGTATATGTCTTTTGAAGCAGAGCATCCCCGATGTACTTTTCGTTTTGAAGTATTTTCTTTAATGTTTCTGGGCGCCACTTTCGTTTGTTTGCGGCAGTTAGAATACCATCTGCTTCAAGACCACGCGCAATCTGTAATAGACTTGCTCCATCAAGGTATTCCCTGTATATACGCTTTACAACCTCTGCTTCTTCAGGAACAATGACAAGCCGCTTGTTTTCATCTTTGGTATATCCCAAAAAACGATTGTGATTAACCTGGACCTCTCCTTGCTGGTATCTAAATTGGAAGCCAAGCTTTACGTTCTGGCTCAAGGATTGACTTTCTTGTTGGGCGAGGGAAGCCATAATGGTCAACATGATCTCGCCCTTTGAATCCATGGAGTTTATGTTTTCCTTCTCGAAGAATACCGGGATGTTCTTATCTTTCAGCTGTCGGATGTATTTCAAACAATCCAGAGTATTTCGGGCAAACCGGCTGATGGACTTGGTAATAACCATGTCGATTTTGCCCTCCATACAGTCCTCGATCATACGGTTAAACTCATCTCGCTTTTTAGTATTGGTTCCCGTTATGCCGTCATCGGCGTATATGCCTGCAAACTCCCAGTCTGCGTTACCATTAATATAGTTCGTATAATGCTCAACCTGGGCTTCATAACTCGTGGCCTGTTCCTCACTGTCAGTTGAGACACGACAGTAGGCTGCAACCCGCAGTTTAGGCCTATCTTCTGCTTTTACGGTGTTTCCAACTCGAGCACGAGCTGGTATGACGGTTATATTCTTAAGATTGCCCATCCGCTATCACCTCGCTTTCTATCAAACTGTAGGCATATTCAGCTTGTGTAAAAGGGTCTTCATAAAGTGTTTCAGGGGAAGGTGCAGAGAAACGCATCCGCTCCAATGACTTTTTGGGTTCTGCCTTCTCTCGTATTCGCCCAAGCATCCGGGCTCTTTTTATCTTCTCGGCTTCAGCTTGCTTGAAGGTATCCTCGTCAATTATCGGTGGATAAAAGGCATCCCCAAGGTATCGCTTGCAGGTCAACATTTTTGCGATTGAAGAATGGCAACGCTTTATGCCCGCTCGTTTGGCGGCATCCACTAATGAGAAACCTGATATATAGGCATGAAACAGTTCTTTTACCTGGTTCGCCAACTTATCGTCTATGAATGCTATTCCATTTTTGATGATATAGCCATAAGGTGTATGAGCCATTTATCTCACCAGCCTTTCCTTTAAGGTAAGCCCACACTTCAGCTTAAATCCGATTTCTTCCTGCGAATAGACTATGATGCTCTCAACATACCGGCTGAATATGGCTTCATCAAAGCTATTAATCATATCTGCTTTAGAAACCCACTTAAGGAGCTGCTCAACTTCAGATACAGCGGTCATACCACTATTCAAACTGCGGGAAAGCAATTTTTTCTTCTCCTTTAACATAGCTGCTTCTGCTCGCAGTTTATTGCTTTGTTCGCTGAACAAGGAGGAGGAAAGGTACCCCTTGGTTAGTAGGTTTGTCAATACCCGGCTTCGCTCCATGTTTTCCTCCAACATTTGCTCAAGCTCCAGTATTTCGGTCAGGTTTGCTGAATAATTCAAAGATCGCAAGCTCTTTAATAATGGCTTTAGGATAAACTCGTGTCCGAAGATAAGCTTGTTGATCATCGTAATAAATGCCTTATGAATATCATCCTCGCGAATAAAACGCATTGAGCACTTTGCAATATCATGGATGTGCTTTGAACAGCACCAAGCAATATATTGACTTCCACCATAGAAATGAATCCTGCGTTTGAAGTGACTTCCGCACTCTGAGCATATGATTTTGCCGGAAAAAGGATATCTCTTTTGGTACTTACCGTTTCCTTTTTCTATGCCTTTCTCGTCGCCGCGCTGCCTTAGCAATTCATTTACAGCATCAAATTCTTCATGGCTGATAATTGCTTCATGGTTCCTACGGATCATGATCTGGTCTTTTTCTCCGTTGTTACGATGACGTTTGAAATGGTCATCCGTGTATGTCTTTTGTAAGACGACATCACCGGTATATTTTTCGTTTGATAGCATGCCGAGGATAGTAGATGCATTCCATAAGGCAGCCTTTTTAGGTGTTATACCGTCAGCATTCAAGTCATCAGCAATTTTCTGTGCTCCTTTGCCGGATAAGGCTTCAGAAAATATTCGCCTTACGACAGCAGCCTGTTCTTCATTTACTGTCAGTACACCATCTTTATAATCATATCCGTATGGCGGCGATGAAAGCTTAAATGTACCATTTCGGAAACGACGCTGGATTGACCACTTATTATTTTGTGATATAGAAATCGATTCGTTCTCTGCTATACTGCTTAAAATGGTCAGCATCAGTTCTCCGTCCATTGATTGGGTATTGATATTTTCCTTTTCAAAATATAGGAACACGCCAAGGTCTGACAGCTTACGAATAAGTTCCAGGCAGTCTATCGTATTGCGAGCAAATCGGCTTATAGACTTGGTTACAATAAAGTCAATTCTACCGTTCTCGCAATCTTCAATTAATCGTAGAAGTTCAGAGCGATTTTCTTTTTTTGTACCTGTGATACCTTCGTCAAAGTATATTCCGGCAAACTCCCAATCTGGATTTGACTTAATAATGGATTCATAGTGAGTTTTTTGGGCCTCCAAGCTGATTAACTGTTCATCGTTATCGGTTGAAACGCGAGCATAAGCAGCAACCCGTAGCTTAGGCTTAACTAATTTTGCGCTTGGCTCAATTTTTCTAACCTTTCTCAATTTTTCACCTCCCAGGTATGTGACATATTACCTCTGAACACCTGTATTATCAAGCGTTTCAGGGCATTAACTCGGCTCCAAAAGGTGAGAAAGATTGACGGTTACGGAGGTCGATTTTCACGAACTCCTCTTGTGTAATCAGTCCTACATTCAGCATTTTTTGAAGCAGCATCAGTGAGCGATAATAATCATACTCGTTCTGGAGCCTCTCTTCTGTTACGGGCTTCCGCTTGGCAGCAAATTGAGAATTTGAGAGTTCTGTGATTTGCTTCACTTGCATATGGCATTACCTCCTGCCGATATGCGAAAAAACAGCGTAATTCGAACCCCATGAAAAAGACAAAAAAATAAAACCCACAACTCGGAATGGTTACCGTAGCTGTGGGCTAATGAATTTTATCTCAGTTATATCTTATAAAACCATCAAAGCCAGCCGCTTTAAGCTTTTTCAGCATCGATTCGGCATTTGCTTTGGATGAGAATGCGCCCACCTGAACACGATAGTATTTCTTATCGTCACCTGCAGGCATTTCTGTTTCTGGTTTTTCTGCCAATCCAGCCTTAACTGCCGCACGGAATGTGTCCATGCTTTCGCCGTGACGCGGAAACCAGTGCATCACATCAGCATGATTGCTGGCAATACCGAGCTTGTATCCTTCACTGTGGCAGATGATGTCCTTCTCAGTCAGATTATAGAGTTTACAGAGATACACGCATAATTCTACTGCTTCAGAAAATACCTTGCGAAAATACGTCGCATCGGATAAATTATCTTCACATATCTCAAAACCTATATGGGTATCATTCGCTGCACCTCCAGCATGCCAGCCACGATGGTTCCATGGCAATGTCTGATAGGTTGCAATTGAACCATCTTCCAACTTGCCTATGAACGCATGAACACAAACCTGTCGACCATCGGGTTTGTCTTGATTCCAGTGATTGCCGTATTGATTTTTACCCAACAGGCCATCATCAGGTGCTACATAGCGCTTCAACCAAGGATTGTTAGCCCCAGTTGAATGAACCATGATACCTTTCGGCGTTATTGTCCTGCCTGTCTTAAAGCAGGCGTTGTTAGTAAGTATTTGTTTTCGTAAATTCATCACTTATCACCTCAATTAAAAGCATGATTATAGGTCTGCCGGGTACAGGTGGTAGGTAAATTTCAGATCGCAATATGCGGTTGATGATGTGCCATTGCTTCCCATGCGAATATACAGTCCATATCCTACAGGAACCCGGGCCTGCCGCATTTCAATCTGAACATGCTGAGCTTCAGCACTGCTGTCTGCTCCGATTGGCGTACTGCGACAGATTCTGGTGAAGTTCTGTTCATCGTTTGAAATATACAGGTCTAGCTCCTTTTCGCTTGTATCCGATTGTCGGCAAAGGGTTATCAAATGGCAGTCATATCTTGTCGGTGAAAGATTTCCCCCTTGTCCTCCAATAACTACACTTCCAATAGGCAGTATTGTGTGTAAAGGCCCTCTGGTGCTATTGGTACCACCTGCACCGGAGACATTTCCGGACAGAACGTATCTCACATGTGGAGCACGAGTAAAAGCATTGATACTTGCAACAGCGGTAGTAGTCATCGGCAAGGCAGTGGTCACATCCTCAGCTTTTTCAAGCAAAAACAGACTCTCTCCTGGGGCAATGGTAGTATCACCTACAGAAAACCTCTGACTTGTCCAGTAAGCAGTGCAAGATGGATGGGGCTCTGTCCCTGTGCCGTAGGCTATGTTTGCATCATCTTGGACACCTCTTATGGCTTCAGCAAGCTTCTTAACGGTATTGCGTAGATTTTCTTGTATAAGCACCTGGACATTATTATCAGCCGGGCTGCCCAAAACTGTGACAAAAGTATATGTTACTGGGCCAAGTACAAAATTGTTACCGTCTACTATGTTTGAAAATGTTATGGCCGCTCTGCGACTTGCCATATCTGGGGCAGTAGCTGTTTCCACTGGATGCCAATGGTTGAGTAGTATTCCTGTTCTTTGGTAGAGTGTGTTCCTTGTTTCTCCAAGCAGATTGTAGGTATCACCGATCTGTGATGCAGCACTGACTAAAAGATCGTGTGTGGTATTGAGTAACGCATAGTTACTGTTTAATAGGTTGTAAATTTGGTTTAGTAAGCTATTTATTTCATCGACATCGAGCGCAGCTAAAGCTGACAAAACCTGATTTAACCATTCCTGTGCGGGAGGCTCCGGTGGTTCGACTATACCGTCAGCAAGAGCCTCCTCAACGATAGTGAGTATTCGTACACTTTTCCCGACTACTTCACCTTGTACTACCCTTATCTCAAGACGTCCTACACCAACAATCTCTGTATCAGCAGAGTTGGGAGACCATGTCAAAACACCATCGGCATAGCTTGTGACAACGGGATAAGCAATTCCATCAGGCCTTTTGAATATTGCGTTTAAGGCCGTGCCCGGATATTCATCACCAAGCAGGCTTGAAACATCAAACTCAATTTTACGAAAATGATGCTCTCCACGCCGTCCAATAAACACCGTTGCAACTTTTGTTAAGTCTATCATGTTCCATCACCATCCGATGGTGGCTCCTCATCACGCCCATGAAGCTGCTGAAGAATAGCTTTGAGTTTATCAGGGATGGGCAGCCCAATATGTCCTGCGTTTTCAAGAATAGAAATACCCTCATTACTTAAATAGAAGAAAATTACCGCCGTTCGAAGAGCACCTCCGTTCTGACTTCCTAATACCTGAGTGTCTAAAATGTGAGCGATACCCACCAGCACAAAGATGAGTACCTTTTTAAAGATGCCTTTTGCCCCAATTTCACTTGACAGCTCCTTATCAATAATTGCGCAGATAACTCCAGTCAAGTAATCAATGGCAACAAAAGCGATAAGGGCGTAAAGGAAGCCATCTAGTCCGCCCAAAAACCATCCAAGAAAGCCCCCGATAACCGTGAGCGCTGTCTGAATCCATGTCCATATCGTTTTCATGATCAATACCTCCAGTCCAAATTTGTATATATAGAAAAGCACTCCCATTGGTTGTGAGAGTGCTTGTAAAAATAAAGGCTTATAGAGTCAATAGCAAGTCATGAAGCTGATTCATCACATCTGCTCTCGGTCTTCCGCTTCCAATGGACAGCCACGTGACAGGCGGTACATCAAAAGTAGATGAATCATCGAAACCGTTAATCATTGTAATAACCGGCTCAATAGCCTTTCTAATCTCAAGAATATGGAATGGCCAATTCTTTATAGTGGTCTTTCCAACAATGATTTCCTCGTTCCAGCTTATCGGTGTCAAGTAGTGATAATTGCGTACCGTGTTCACTGCAGTTCTAAGGGTCTGAATATGTGCTGCTTTCACATGTGTCAGGTTTTCGGTAATCACTTCAAAAGGTGACGGCAGTATCGTAAATGTTCGAGTAACCTCCGAACTTGCTGACTCGATGTCACTATCTCGACATCTGAAGGTAACGGTATGGTTCCCTGGAGCCAGCGTTGCTGCCTGATACATTGTTTTGACACCATTTCCAAGGTAACCACTCACGGAGAAAAATTCGGGATTGTCGACACTGTTGTGCCATTCACCTGAATCAATCCTTACTTCAACAATCTGAAGCTGTCCATCCGGCTCGTTGCCCGTAGTAATCATAAAGCGTGGTGTAGTGTTATAAGTCGAACTGCCTGACATCGGGCAGCTGACTACTGGTGCTACGGGCGGACTATTTTTCTTTACAGCATTGCTAAGTACATAAGCAGAAACTGCATCCAATACATCTGTTACACCAATTCGGTACCGGGTATACATTCCGGCTATTGAAGACGCATTTGTCTCGTAAGTTCCAGATGTCGCGCTTGAAGGAACAATCGCTAAAGCCTCAAATGGAGACCAGTTCGTACCATCTGAAGATGTAGATCTCTGGATGACATATTGTTTTATGGCACTGGTTCCTGGTACCGTACCGCTCCATGAGAGAGTAACAGTGTTGATTTCATAAATGACAGGGGAAGCAGTAAAGGATGATGGCGGTATAGGCAGTACGTTTTTTCGGACACTATTGCTCGATATCCTCCAGTCAGAGTAAAAGCTCTCACCAGCTGTTCCGCGAGTCCTTATCCGGAATCGGCGGTAATTGCCACGCGTGGTAGGTGGGCTGACACTCAAACTGCCGTTTGTAGCAGATGTATTCACTGTAGTTAAAGCCATCCAATCGCTCCATGCGCTGTTATCGACCGAGTCACTGTATTGTATTTCATAGGATGTAATGGCATTGCCCGCTCCGCTTGCTGCACCACTCCATGATAAAGTCATATTTCCTTCAGCCACCGTGGTACTTACTGTACAAGAAGTTGGCGCTACACAGGCAGTAATATCGCAGTAGATGCTGTTACTGATCTTCTCTGATGAGAAAACATCGAGATTATCTATCGTCCAAATACCAAATTGCGTATATGTGCCTGGAGTTCTTGATACATTTGGTGTATAACTGCCACCACTTGAAGACAAGGTTAGAGTGGCTAAAACATTCCATGAACTCCATGTACTGTTATCCGTGGATGTCCTACTAGCAATCTGATATCCCTTGATAGCACTGGTTCCGCCAGAAGCTCCGCTCCATGTCAGTGTAATGGTCTCGTTACTGTAGTTCGAAGGTGAAGCAACTGCTGTGGTGGGTGGGTTCGGTACTGTATTTCTTCTGACAGAATTCGTTGATACCTTCCAGCCAGAATAATAGCTCGCTCCTGCCGCTCCACGTGTCCGCACCCGGAATCTACGGTAATTGCCTCTTGTGGAGGACGGTGAAGTTGCAACACTTCCGCTGGTGGCAGACGTAGAAACAATAGTAAGTGGTATCCACTCACCCCATGTAGCATTATCCGTCGATTCGCTATATTG